CGGTTAATGTTGTTAATATTTGAGGTCCAGCATCCGCCACTTTAGTAGGTGATATGGTATCTCTAACAATTTTGGACAAACCTGATTGTGCGTCGGTTAAAACACCCGCAATTAATTGACCCGGTGATATTGCAACCCCCGCCAATAACGTATCGTTAATTGACGACAATAATCCTCTTTGTGCTTCGGATATTGTTAATTGTTTTTCCGCAATAGATTCTAATGTTTTTGGTTGTTGTGTGTCTTTAAGTTGTATTAAATCATCGGCACTTAATTGAGAAACTAATTTTTCAGTTCCTTTAATATTAACGGTAAAACCACCCTTTTCTTTATTAAAGTCAGCCATACCAGCAATTAACTGCTTACTTTCCTCATCAATATTACCAAGTGGTCGTAATTCTTTAGAAACCGCATCTAATTGAGCCTGAGCCTTAGAAAGTTGGAAAATCTTATCATATGATATACCTAATGTATTCTCAAGTTCTTTTACTGTTCTTACCCCTTCAGGTGAGAATTGGAACCTTCCTGTTTCAGTATTCAAAAATCCGAATTGTTCAGTAACTTTTAACACTTCATTCTGTAACCCTTCTACATCGTTTTGAGCCAAAAACATCAATCTAAATGGATCGCCCAAATCACCAACCGCAACCCCTAATCTTTGAAAGGTATTAACCGCCTCGATCGCACCTTCAGGATCAAATACTTTTTTAGCAAAGTCAAAAGTAAAGGACATATTTGACCTTAACGCCGCCGCCTGTGCAGCCATTCTCGTTAAACCATCAACACCCGTGTTAAAACCAAATTGATTTGCATTTTTTAAGTTATTTGTAACATCATTAACAACCGCTCGGGTATTTACCCCAAATTGTCGTGATATATCAGACGCAGTTTGTAGAGATTCACCAACACTTGATAACGCAAACCCCGCATCATAAAAATCATTAGCAATTTTACCTATTCCCGCAGCACCTTCACCAATTGCCTTACCCGCAATTAAAAGTTCGTTTGAGGTATCAACCGATAAAAGAAAATTGGTTTTCATTTGAGAACCAATGGTTGATTGTAGATTGGAAACATCGTTTAATGTAAACGCAAATCTACCAACAGTTCTCTGTACTTCAGCAAAACTACGTACAACACTATTTTGAAGTTCAACCGCAGTACCGATTGATGTTTTAGCTTCAATTGCTAACCTCTGTAATTCTAAAGTTAGTTGTTTAATACCTCGAGTGTCTTCAGGATTTTGTTGCATATATTCTAATTTCTATTATAATAAATAGACCTTTAATCACTTTTTGGTGTGAACTCCTCTACTAACTTATCGTGTAAGAAGTTCCTAACAAATATTGGAAGTTTGAGGAATGATTCCCACTGCATACTATTATGCCGTGACAAATTATAAAATTGTGTTAATTGTGTTATTCTGTAATTAGAAGAAAGCACGAAAAAAGTCCGCCCCAAAGGTGATCGGAACTTCCACCTTATTTCCTGACGGGGCTAAAACTGTTTTGGTTAATTCAAGTTTTGGTTCATTATCATCAATGAACTTTCTTACATACTTAGAATCTTTGATCGGCATTGCCTCAACATATTTAGATATAACCAAAGCATCGGTTTCCCCATTGATATCAACAATCATTTTTCTTAGTCTAGCAGTGATAACCGGTGCCGTACGACCAACAGGGTATTGATTGACCAAATTTTCAACCTCTCTTCGTTCACCATAATTAAGTGGTTTAACTTTCAGAATGTCACCCGACACCGGTAATGTAATGGTAAAGGTACCATCTTCATTTGGTGCGGTTGATGGTCGTCTAATGTTTAACTCATCTAACAGAATGGTAGTTTCAAATCGTTTACCCGTTTCAGGATCGGTAACATTAAAACTATATTCAGACCCAAAAGACGTATTTCTCAAAAATATTAAAATCGCCTCAATATCACCCCATAACATTTCGTCAGGGTTCATATCCGGTTCATACAATTTTATTCTAACTAACTGATAAATTAGATCAGTTGGGTTAGAAAATAAGAAGTTTTCATCAGCGGCGGTTAAATAACCCACCTTAACACTCTTCTTTTTATTTTTATAAAAAATACCTTGTGATGGTAATTGGATTACGTCGTGAGGTAAACTAAAATCCATTTGTCCGTGTTGTATGCTGTCATTCATAAAAAAACCATAGGGGTTTGCCCTATGGTTAAATATAAAAGATCAATATTTTTAGTAAATGATTAATAAACCAAAATACAACGATCAGGTCTCAAAGAGATTGAAAGTCCTGCCAACTTATCATCTTTATAATCCACCTTATCCCAAGATGCCTTTGTTATGAAACAATTCTGTAAAATCCATTTCTCAACAACAACACCGGTTGGATCCAACATCTCAAGATCCACGTTTTTCTTATAACCCGCAGCATAACCCATACGACCTGTAACCGACTCCGCGTGTAAACGAACCCATTCCATAATCGCTTGTGTTGCAGATGGTCCGATAGGATCTATCAATGTAACGTTTAGTTCTTTCCATTCAAATCTACCAGCAACGTATGTTGAAGTATTTAAGAACGGAATATCAACTGATTTAATGTCAATACTTGGTCTGTCAGATGTTTGAATAAACCATTCGTTGATACCCAAAGTTGAATCAAATCTTAATATAAACCTATTCGCCTTTTTGGGTTCATACGGAATAGGTACTTTCATTAACAAATCTGCCATTGTCTTATTTCTTTAATTTTTTTTATTTACTATAAATAGTCTGAATTTTTTTTTCTATTTACTTTTATTTTTGAAAAGATTATTCTCTACTAGAATTTTCTTTTTTTACCTCCTGCTGTTAAATATGTTTGAATTGGACTTTCTTTATCTCCTTTTTCAAAATGTGCTTTCATTTTTTCAACATTTCTAATATCATCATCTGAAAATCCTATTTTAGGTAATACAAAACTATTTGATACTCTATTTTTCATAAATGCTTTTTTGTGAAGTCGTTTTGCCGTTTTCTTAACATAAGAGATAAATTCTTCCATCGCTTTAATTTTTCCTTCTTCAGGATTTTGAGCCGATCCGGAACCAAAAGTTACAGGGTAAAATCTACACATATTAAGATACCACTTAACCAGTTCGTCATCTGACATATCATCCATATCAGCAATCTCTCTATATTTACGAAGATTTTTAACCAATTGTGACATATCAATACCATTATGATTACTCACAATCATATTATATACCGCCTCTTTTAGTGTGCTAGGATTGTGACCTCTTGCAGTTATAATTGAAAAAACAGACCCACTATTTATTGCTTCAACAAAATCGTCCCAAGCAGGACCTGTTTCTGCCTTCATAGCATCAATCAAAAATTGTTTATCACCCGCAGTTCTAAAATTCCTAAAAGGATCATCCGCAAATCCGACAATAGTATTGTTATTATACTCAAAAGGTGTTTTACCGATCTCAGTACGATACTCAGCAAAATCTTCAGTACTCATACCAATCTCGTTACCATCTTCATCTACAAGAATGATTTGAGTTGGCATATAAGCAATATTATCATCCCAATCAAACGAATAATACTTCATATCCGGAGTACCTTCATCACCTATCCCCTCACTAATATAAGAGGGGATAAGTGAATATAGGATTCTTTGTTTTAATAAATCTTTCATCTATTAGATATTTTCAAAAGATGCACCTGTTGGTGTGATCAAGAACTCAATGTCAATGAATTCAAGTGCTTTAGTTGGTTTAATATAAACTTTACCCACCAATTGGTTTCTATCCAAATCTTCAGGTGAAGAACTAACTGTTACACGGAAGTCATACAAACCTCTATCTCTTCTGATAGCATCTAAGATAGGGTTAACCGAATCTAAGAAGTCCTGTCTAACTTTCTCATCGTTTTGTTCAAACAACAATCTAACAGCCACAGCAGAAATCAACTTACGTGCTTGTAACAACAATCTTCTTACGTTGATTCTATCAAGTGCAGATTCTCTGATTTGAAGAGTTTTATTACCCCAAACTACAGTACCTACGTCTGAGAATGTAGCAATTGGATTGATTCTTCCTTGATACAATGTGTCTCTGTCCGCTTGAGTTAGTTTCAATCTCGCTTTAACAGAATTAACAAGACCTCTTGTGTAACCTGCCGATGCGAACCAAGGGAACGCGATATTATCGGTCAATGCCAAGTTCTTACAAACTTCACCTGTTGGTGGGATGTAAAGTTGGGTATTATTAACCGTATCTCTAACCAAAATCCAAGGATAGTAGGTCGCAGTATAGTTAGAATCAATATTTGTTTCAGTTAAGTTATCTACCGCATTTGTTGGGTAAATATAATCACCACCTGTTGATGATGGTAAGAACATATTATAGTCAGGTGTTGTTGTGATATAGATAGAGTCCGCTCTTTCTTCTTCAATCATAGATATTGCGTCTTCCACCAAATTACTATTATTAACATAATCAATACCAGGAGTTACAAATACGTTAATATTAACCGCTTCAGGATTTGAGAATGTTCTGATACCTAACAAATAAGCGTAATAATCAGTATTTGCGTAATCAATATCACCATCACCTATACTTATAGGTCTAAACATACCCCAACCTGTTGCTGATGGGTAACGACTATCACAATCAGGATTTACACCGTTTCTATATCCGGTTTGTCCAAGTGCAAATGTATCACTATTTGTACGAGATTCTCTGTAGATATCCCAACCGTCAAAACCACCCGCAACTAACAAAGTAAATTTACGAGATTGGATTCTGTAATAAGGATCGTCAGAATTTACAGGTTCAGATCTAAACGCCGCTGAACCAACCTCAAATGCTGTTTGTCCTGAAGATAAGTATGAATGACCAATTGTCACAACAGTTGCACCACTATCCATATGGAAACCTTTTGTTACATAATCCCAAGCAATTGCATCAGGTGTACAAATGTTAATTGGTGTGTTATAACCTTGATATTGTAAGAAATCACTATCGTAACCTAATTGTGAAGAGAAACCAAGGAATGTTGTTCTTAACTTATCACCTGAAGATCTTACACTATTATCACCTGTTGCAGTTCCAAAAGGTGGGTTAAAGATAATTTCACCAGGAAAATCATATTTTGTTTTATACACTGGTTGTGGTGGTGTGTTTGTACTTGTTGAATATGTCTTCTGTGTATAACCCTCAAAACCGCAAGGTAGTGCGTCCACAGGTGCCTCTTCATTTATCTCCAACATCACATATTTAGAATTCAAAGAATATTCACCATCAGATGTACCAATCTTTTTACCAATAAAATTATTCTGTGTTGGATCCAAAGAACAGTTGGTGAATTTCTCAACATATACCGGATTAGTATCAGTATCAAAGTAGTCACGAATACCAACATCAAATGTTCCATTTGTAAATGATAAATTTTGGATTGAAACCTTTATTTCAGTGTTAGCGGCTTCACCATCTGAAATGGTCATAAACTTGAATAATCTATAAACAACAGAACCACGTAACTCAGATACTACCCAAGGTGATGATGGTGTTTGATATTGATTCAAATAGTTTGAGATTTGATTTGTTAATAATACACCAACACTATCTTCCAATCTACTAGTTGTTACTAAAGATGTGTTAATACCTCTGATATAACCTTTATTATATGCGTATGATAATAAGTTAGGGAATGTTTCTTGTACAAACAATGGTACCTCAGCTCTTGATTTAGCAAAATTGGATTTTCCAAATACTTTAGAAATGTAATTAGTATCTGAAGATATCAACGATGCGTCAAACACAAAAGTATCACCGTCAGTTGTTGATGCTGAAAGTTGGAAATCCGAGTAAGGATTAACTGTTAGTCCTGAACTAGTTGACGTTACTAATCGAACTCCTGATGTTGCACTAACCTCAAAAGAAGTTCCGTGAATACTTGAACTATATGTTGAGATACCTCTTGATCTAAGAGTTGCTACGACCATATTATTATAACCTGAATAAGTATAACCTGAGAACTTGGTAGTAGAACCACTTAAAGTTCCTGTCATTGCCGTTACTACTGATCCATTATCTGTGTATGAAACCGATGTTAATTTAGTGAATAAAGAGTAACCAACGTAGTTATTACCTGAACTTATGTTAAATAATGAGTAATACCAAGGATCGTTATTTGAATCTGTATAATCATACGTAGATGATGCCACAATAGAATCTGTACCATATACGTTAGAGTAGTATGTTGAACCTGTTGACCCTGTAACGGATGCCGCCCCTGTAGAAACCGCACCATACACATATACTGAATTACCTGAATTACCTGTTAAGGTTGCTACAGATAAACCTAAGAAATCTTTAGTTTGATTACTTATCTCATCTATGATAGATGATGTTGAACCATCAAACTTTGTGAATGTAGAACCTGTTGGTATGTATGATGGAATTGTTGAGGTTCCAAAAGTTACAGAAGTAGATGCCGATGTTGCAGTGAAAGTTAATGTGAAATTATCACCTGTTGATCCTGAAACACCAATAGTTGATGGATTAGGATTTGCAATTGTTGTTAAAGACCACGATGGTCCCGCATCATAACCCTGTAAACCCAAGATACGTGTTACAAACAATTGGTTAGATTGTTGTAAATAAGACTTAGCAATATATGCCGCCTCATATTTTGGAATTTGTGTATTAACAAATTTTTCAGCGGAAGTACCACCGAAATACGTCTCAAATTCACCGAAATCAGTTATGAAAATAGGTTCAAAAGCCGGACCTTTCAAGGTTTCACCAACTATACCCAAAGTTGTAACACCAACACTCTGTGCTACGAAACTCAAATCTCTCTCTGAAGTATATACACCAGGAGAAACAAAAACCTTATTAGATGTTGCCATTTAGTTTTTTTTATGTCAAATTTATTTTTCTTATAAATACTTTACAAAAAACCAAAAATTACCTATATAATAAAGTTGATTATCTTTTATGCACTGAAAATTATCTTTTCCGTGTATTTATTCAGTATGAACGATTTTAATGCAAAAAATATTAAAATATCCAAAGACACTCACGACCTACTAAAAATCTATTGTAGTAAGAGAGGATTGAAGATTTATAAGTTCTTGGATAATCTCATTAAAGAAAAGTGTACCGAAAAGAAAGATATCTACGGTGAGAATTAAACAAGTTTAGAATCAAAAATCAATTTAACATCTTGTGATGAATCCATCGGAGTAATTACAAACTCAGCAGTATCACCAGGATTTAGTTCCAACTTAGTTGGGTTATTATATGTAACCGTATCAACACCAACATTATTATCCACTAAAACTTGAAAAGTAGATACGTTAGTGGATCCATTTAGACTCATATTAACTCTATAAGGTGCGTTATAAGTATTATAACCAATACCTGTGTTATCCGGTGTTGCGGTAATAACAATCTCAAACAAATCAGGATTTTCAGGAAACTTTTTAGTTTTAGGTTTCTTTTTGTAAGTATCAACCTCAAACATAGTAAATGCTCTTGATATTACAGGTTTAACCTCAAACTCTTCCTCATCAATTAAAAACCCTTGTAATGTAAAACTATATTTTTGTAAATAATATTTTCTTTTTTCTAAATCTAAGACAGATTCGTCTGACGCATCTTTGGTTACAATAGGAATATAATGACCTTTAACAAATGTGTATGCCTGTGCTGATGAAAATGTTTGCATAACAACTTTATTGAAAGAATTTAATTCTCTCATTCGGTTACACATAATATAAACACTATACTCAATATCTATCGGTACAGGTTGAGGAATTGTATATAGATCCATCCCTTTTCTTGTTCCGTCCCAAGTTGGTACAACCGCATAAAAATATTGTTTTCTATTTGGTATTGTATATAAACCAGGTATTGTACCTCTCTTAACGACAGATTCACGAACTACAGATATAAAAGGAACCTGAACGTTTTTATCTAAATCATTAAAATTCCACGTTTGAGTAAATTGTGCCCAATTTTGTGTAGTTAATAATATATTCAAAACCGGAACAACCTTACCTTCTGACGTAATTTTTAATCTGTCTTGGACAAAATCTAAAAATCCTCTATCCAAGTCTGCGTGTAGAATAGATTTTGGTAAATAAGTTCCGTCTTCATTGATATAATCAAGAAGTTGTTCTCTCCTTTCAAAAAGTGTTTTCTTAGGTGAGAGATCTAAAGTCGGTATTACTTTTTTAGGTATAGCCATTATAATCCTCTAAATTCATTGTTATTAACAGGTGCAGCAATATACGTTTTATAGAACGCTTTGTAACCACCGTATGAGTGTTTCAAATCTGAAGTAACACGACCATCATTAACCACACTATAATATCTAACTCTAGTTTCGGTTTCATAATATGCGATATAATCTCCAAAATCTATCGTGATATTTAATTCATCTAACTCTTTCATATATACTGAAAATGTCATATTACCAGGTTCCATTTGGTCTAATTGTGTTTTACCTAAAGTTTTGTTTTCAGGTGCAACAATTTTAACATACGCTTTGAATTCTACAGGTGGTTCAAACTTAATACCATCAGTAACCGCTTCACCATAAACGTCATCATTATTCGTTTTCTGACGATCCACTTTATATAAAACCAAAGTAAAGTTCATATCACCTTCCAACCATTCACGACCCATCTCAATATCTAAGTCGTAGTCTTCAGCTCCAAAAAACTTTCCTAATCTTGTTATCGGTACTTTACGCTCTGCCATATTGATAAATACTTGATTGTTTATTATATTTACCTTTTAAGTATGAATGAAATAAAAATCAATCAACCGCTTGAAATCAGAGCACTTGATGTCCTTGATAGTTATTCGGGGGGGAACAACTATATTATTAAGTTAAAAATCAAAAAAGATACCAATAAAAAATTCTATCCAACAAGAAACCAAGCGGAATATATCTTGGCTTATAAAGATTCCGTTCCAAAAGTTGCAAGAAAATGGGTGGAACTTGATATGTATTTTGCCAATAAATTTGCTGATGAAAAATTATTAACCGAAGTTCCAACCAAAATATGGGTTGAGAAGTTATTGGTTGAAAAAGATACGTCTTATCATATTTGGGGTAAGTATTTTGAACACGAGGAATTATATGATTTTTGGATTCCTAAATCAGGAATTATTAAAGATACTTCTGTTAAGGTTGTTATTGATTATGAAAAGTATTCACATAGACCACCTCTTTCACACCAAAAAGAAGGTATTGAGAAATTAGTTGGAAATAAAAAATACATTCTTGCCGATGATATGGGTTTGGGGAAGACAACACAAACAATTATTGCTGCATTGGAGACAGGGGTTGAGAAGGTTTTAATTATTAGTCCTGCATCATTGAAGATCAACTGGCAACGTGAGATTGAAAATTACACGGATAGATCGGTTGTAATTATTGATGGGAAGAAATGGGAATCCGCCGATTTTGTTATCGTAAATTATGACATTTTGAAAAACTTTCATGATCCAAAAAATCGGGAAGAAAGTCAAATATTGAATGAAGGATTTGGATTGGTCATTATTGATGAAGCACATTATATTCAAAACACACAAGCACAGAGAACAAAACTTATCAACGATTTTGTTAAGAAAATTGATAGATTATGGTTATTAACCGGAACACCAATGACATCAAGACCAATAAACTATTATAACTTATTAAGTTTGATTGATTCACCCGTTGCAATGAATTGGATGGCTTATGTTATGAGATATTGTGAAGGTTATCAATTCAAGGTAGGGAATAGAAAAGTTTGGAATGTTAATGGTGCGTCAAATCTTGAAGAATTAAGAGATAGAACATCTCGTCAAGTATTAAGAAGATTAAAAACCGACGTATTGGATCTTCCTGAAAAAATCATCACACCCGTTTATCTTAAATTGAAATCTTATGAATATGAACGATTGATGGGTGAATATTATGATTGGTATGATAACTCTAAAGAATCTACCTCATTAACCGTACAATTCACTAAATTGATGAAGGTTAGACAGGTTATATCGGAAGAAAAAGTAAAATCAACAATTGAATTGTGTGAAAATATTATTGAACAAGGAAAGAAAGTAATTGTTTTTACCAATTTTACCAACTCGTTAAACTCTATCTTATCTCACTTCGGAAAAAAAGCGGTTGGTCTTGATGGTAGTATGCCTCAAGGTATGAGACAAGATAACGTTGATAAATTCCAAAATGATGAAAATATTATGGTGTTTGTTGG